CGCATATTGTATTCTTCATTTTCATACTCAATTAGGTATTTAATTATACCTCGTTCTGCTTTAATGGCATCTTCAATAGTCATAAAACACCACTTTTTATTCGGTATAACCGCCATTGTTCTGCATTTACTCTTACCCATATTAGCACAGGCGCTACAATCTCTCCCCATTTTATTTACCTGCCTACTCTTTTAATTTTCTCAAACGGTATGCCATTCAATTCATAACTGCAATACACATAATCTCCTTGTGCTTCCATAGTTATCCACTTTAATGATTTATTAAATTTCGCTTGTATGTTTTTTATATATTCATTGGCTTCGTCAAAACTTATTTCAGTATCACGTGTTATTACTGTGCCATTATGCATTGTTACTTTCGTTTCCTCTATCATTATTTTGCCCCCCATTGCTCATAATCATCTATTTTATCTATTGTTATCTCGGTCCTTGGTGAATTTTTATTGTAGTATACTCTGGACCCGTCATGTCCTGCTACAATGTTTCGGTTATCATCAGATATTATTCCATATTTCGTGAGTATATCATCAGTTGCCGATAGCAAGTTAGTTATATCTACTTTTCTCTTTGTCGGCATAAAGTAAACACATTTAATGTTTACAGGGTAATCTATCATCTCACAGTTTGGCATAAATATCTTGCAATTCTTTTCATATTCTTTATACTGTTTTGACGGAATTATCATTGACCGCCCTCTACATTGAATTATTTGTGAACTATTCTTTTTAGTAATCGGATTTAAATGTATTGTAAATTCCATATCATCTCCTTATGTCTGTGTCTATTTTACCGGCTAATTTCAAAGTCTTTTGCTTTTGCAATTCGGCATAAGTTGTTTTCTTAATTCGTGCCTCTGCTAATATATCATCAATATGCGACGGTCTTATTTTCCAAGTTGCAATGTCATCATCAGGTACTCTACCTTTTCTTAATTCTCCATTGCTTTTGTAAAGGCATTCCTTTGAGCAAAATTTAGTTGTTTGCGATAGTGTTGCTTGGAACTCTTTGCCACACATCTCGCATACTCTCGTTTCAATCATTGATTGTTTCTTCGCTGATGTTTTTCTAGCATATTGCCTATTTAATTCCCGCCTACATTCATCAGAGCAGCAGGTAGCCCTACTAAATGCTTTACCTCTATAGTTATCAAATTCTTTACCACATACTCTGCATACTGCCATATTCTCTCCTTAACTAATCTTCATTCAATTCTTCGGCACTTATTCTCCCCATTGCTAAAATGGTAAACCCTCATCTACTTGTGTAAATCCCTCTGGAATTTCATCTTCTTCTTCGAAATCTGATATGAATAATTGGTACACAGGTTCTTTGCCTTTCATATAAAACGTCAACCAACCATTGTTTACTTTTATTTTAGTTTTATTATGTAGTACTACATCTTTTTTAAATTGAACGCTTATATATGCGTTCTCATATGTTTCATCTTGCTTCTTCTTACTTAAACTTGTTGTGTAAAAATTTTTGCCTTCCCATTCTTTCCTAAATATCATTGTATCGCCAGTTACATTTACTCTTAACATTTATTTACTTCCTTTCCACACATCTGCATTATCTACTTTTAAAATATAACTTTCTAATTCTCCGAGCCATTTAACTATTCCTTTCCTGTTCCCCTCTAAAAATTCAACCTTAAATCCACAATCAGCCCATACCACCTTTGCTTTTAATTTATCCGCTGTTGCGATGATGTAATCATTTTCATATATCTCCTTGCCATCTTTATCAAGTTTACCTGTGAATATATCAGCATCTCCATACGCAATAAATCTATTTAGGTTTCGCATCTTAACTCTCATATTAACCATACCGCCTCTCTTTTTTATAGTTTGAAACTTTGTACCACAATGCTCTAAAAGTCGCTTAGAATGTAAATTAGAGCCTTGTGATACTATCTGTGCTACTTCTTTCTTTGTTTTGCATCAAGCGCAGGTTTTGCTTTACTCATAAACTCTTGCATTGTCATATCTTCTATCTTTTCAATATCCATATAGGTTAGAAAACTGTCAACATCTGAATTTGTGTTTGCGAGTATATCGAGTATTGAATCAACATACACCTTTGAAATTTTTTCGTTAGTGTTAACCTTTTCTTTCTCCGGAATATCGGCTTGTGTATCTTTACCGCCTTTGTTTACATTGTCTGGGTCTAATTCTGAATTGTCAAGTGCGAACAACCCGTTTAAAGCATACTTTCTTGCATACGACGATGCCGAGCCACTATTTTGTTCTGCTGACATTCCTTTGTGTTCATCTTCTCTTGCATATGCTTTATTTGATATAACCTCTTCACTCTCACAATCATATAGGCTTGCTGTTGCTTCAACATAAAATCTATCTCCATGTAATATTAATGCGTCATTTAATGTAATTGCACATTTATATTCTGCTAACAATGGTTTTAGGCTTTCACACACATCTTCCACATTTCTAAATTTGTATTTGCCAAATGAATTTACATTCATCTTTGGAGATTTTAACTCCGTTTGAATTTTATTCAGTTTTGTTAAAACATTTTTCATAATAATCCCCCTTTTGCCTTTTCGTTTTCAGATTCTTGCAATACCCACAGCAGTACCGCTAACTTTTCCTTAATTTGGTTATGATATATTCTATATGTGCTATCATCAAGTTGCTTTTGAAGTATCTCGGCATATGTTCTTATTTCAATTTCATTTCTCATTTTAATTCTCCTATATTAGAATTAAATCTTCATCTACTTCTACTTCTTCAAAACAATTTTTGCTGTTACAATGACTACAAGTATTATCTTTTGGAATATTTCCTGTAATATTTAAACATTTTTTACACTGGTACCCAATGTATACGTTTTTTTCGGCTACCACTTGTTGCCATTTTGGTGCAAAATCATCATAAGGTTCTGCAAATTTGTGTTGTATATCCACATTTCTCATATTTTCTTTCCTCCTTTTTCTTGATTATAATATATAGATTAGTATGTGTCAACAGTTATTTTTGCGTATTTTAGACTAAATTTTCATCAAGCCATAACTCTAAATTTTTAATGTATTCAATCAAGTCTGGTGTTTGTTCCCGCTTTCGAAGTATTCGATATAAATTAGCATTATCTGAATAAATTTTCTTCTCCTGCTTAATTCGTTCTCGTTCTTCCTTTTGCATCTCTTTCCTTTCCACTTGCCTTAATCGGTCCTGCCAAGTCGGCTTAGTATTGGAATATCCAAAATCTCGCATTATCTTTTTCGATGCTTCGGCAAACTCTAAATTGTAAAGTTTGCCCACAAATTCAAAGATATCCCCACTTTCTCCACAGCCGAAACAGTTGTAATATGAACCTTTAGCCGATAATGACGGTGTTTTATCCACAGCGTGAAATGGGCAAGTCCATTTACTACCTATCGCATCTCCAATATAGAATGAAATGTACTCTCTGGCTGTGATTTCGGATTTAATTCGGTCTTTAACATTATCTTGCATTTTATAACTCCTTAAATGTAAATTTTCTACCAACATATGAAAGCGGTATGTACCCATTTTGTCCGTTACGATGTTTCTCAATCATTAATATTACAGGGTCGCAACCTGTATCATTGTAATATTTCCATTTTCCATCATACGCTGGATATTCATTACAATCTTTATCCGATTTTAATTTATGAAGTAGCATTACAATATCTGAATCTTCTTCAAGCGTTCCTGAATCTTTTAATTCAGCAACAGATGGTGTTACATTCGCAGCGTTTCTGTTTAATTGTTGCAGGCCAATAATTAACACTTCACGTTCTGCTGACATAATTTTAAGTGTTCTTGTTATATGCCCTATCTTTTCCCTTTTTGTTTGGAATTTCTCAAAGGTATTAAGTAAGCCGATATAGTCAATAACTAATACATCAGGTTTAAATTTCTTTACCGCATTTTCCACTCCCTCTAGGGTGAATGTTCTATCGAGTACAATTAGGTTTTTAGGTATCTTCATTGCTGCTTTATCAACATCTAACCAAAACTTTTCTTTGTTTTTAATATACCCTGTCTTTAATTC